CCCACTGCATCATTGACGATATTAATTTGCGCCTGATCAAGCACAACGCCTGGTCGAACTGCGCCGAAATTAATGGCATTTGTAGCAACATCAATTACCGCGGCTGAAACAGAGGAATACCCGGAGGCGTTAAAGGCATACGATGAGTTGTTGGTGAACAGGTTAGCAAACGCCGCTACTAGGTTTGCATTAATCCATACCTGGCTAATGAAGCTATCCAGCCAGAGAAACTTGCCGGTAATTGCGCCATTTGAGACATAATTAGCCATGGTCTTGTTCTGCCCATATGCACCGTAGAAGTTATATCCGTTCGACTCAAGCGCAGCTGCCGTGGCGTTGTCAGTTACGTTTGGCGCAATACCGGCGAAAGCTCGGAACTTGTACGAAACTCGACCGTTGGTGCGACTGAAGTTAAGTGAAGCTGAGTATGCTAGCGACAGCACTGCGTATAGGTAGGTTCCATACACGGCGAATACATTTTCAAATCCGTTAGCCACCACCACGCTCTGTACAAAGCACGCTTCGTTATTAGCGACCGTTGGCGCGGCGGATGTGTCATGTAAAGAGTAGGCGTAACGGTTGTTTGAGGCGTTAACCCATGCGCATAGCTCTTCCTTTTCATCATCAGTAAATTCAATAAGGGATGATGTCATGACCCAGTCTTGATTTTGGTTGACGATAGCCGCCATCGTATCAGTGATGCTTGTTGCTGCCGCTCCTGGAGAATTCGTGGCTGCCGTATTGGCTGTCAACTTCAGTGCTATGGCTGCCACGCTATCATCTGCAAGCGAAACTTCACTATCAGCACCTGTGGTAGCCGATCGGATAATGAATCTGCTTTGGATGGACAGCCAGTCCACGGTCACTCCGCTACCAATTGCAGTTGCTATAGCGGCGGCAGCATCGGTAAAGCTCGTCACTGATGTCAGATTAATCGACGAACTGGTAACTGACTCTCCGTCTACAGTGAGAGTAATCGTTCCAGAAACAGTTTTCAGTGCGTCAATTTTGACACCTTTAAAGCTACCGGAGAGCAACCAGCCTGCGACGGGAGATTTAACCAAGCGACCAAACAACACCGCGCCTGGGCGAACTGTTGAATTATCGTACCCAGACATATAAAGAGAAGCTGCCCGGTACTCTTTGCTGGTAGTCCCTAAAGCGGAGCCAACATCTGCGGCACTGGTAAACTCAGTAACTTTACCAACCGGCAGTAACTCGTTATCGGAAAGCAGTAGTCCGTAAACATCGAGCGCGGTACCGGCTGCGTTTACAGTGGATGGCGTGATATTAAAATCACGCGATAATGGAATTTTGCTCATGAAGTCGCCTTATCAGCTTGTTCGATAGAAAAGTTAACCGCGTCGAAATAGTCCTGCTTGACGTCGATTGTGATGTGAACCTGAAGTGAAACGGTCAGCATGTAGCGCTCTTGCCACTGATTTTCAGCATTGATCATCGGTGCCTGAATTGCTTCGGTGCTGTATAGGGGGGCGACCCTACTGTCTATGGACTTGATTGCGTCATAGGCATAGCCAGTGCGGAATAGCGTCTCCAAAGCGATAGCCCGATCCCCGGCATTGCCCCCGTAGATATCAACCTGAATATCAGCCTGCCTAACCTCAGTAAAGCCAATGGCACTTGTTGTTGGCGAACCAGTATCTTTCTTGATTTCTCGGTTGGTTGAATGACGCTTAAATCGCAATGGCGTCAGAATGCAAAACTGCCCCTTATCCATCGGAACCCTGTTAGCCTGTGCTTGTTCACACTTGCCAATGAATGGCTCTGCGAAGTCAGCCAGCACATCAATCACGTTATCAATGGTCATATCATTCATGGCGTCACCTGCAACTGGACTAAAAGACGGCACCATTGCGGCCATAACTCCAGTGGTTCAACAACAAGCCATTCTTCACTGCCAATAATAAACAGGTCACCGCCCAGCACTTTTTCACGGTTCACGCCGTAAAAGTTGCCATCAACATGAATAGACTTGAGCAACCCAGATATGTTTAGTCCGTCCACATGCTTCAAGTCGCCGGGAGATAGAGGCTGCAACTGAATGGTGACTGGTGTATCAGGGAGGTATTTTGGAACCTGCTTCCGGCCCTCACCCATAGTGAAACCATCAGACTGGCGAACAAGTGCAGAAATAAATGGGTTTACGCGGTTAATGGCAGGTTTAACTATCCGATGAAGGTTCAATTTCTCCCACCTCGTAATTGACATCTCCGATCATTTCTTTAGTGTCAACCAAAGGCTTATCAGATTGGTTAGGGAGCACCTTTCTCGTTTTACGAATGTGAAGAGTTACATCAGAAAGTTTTGGCTCCATGAGGGTAGCTATCGATTCCTGTATGTCTCCTTTTATTTGAGCGCCCACGACCTCAAGAACTTGCGTGGTATCAATTCCCGCGCGAATCCCCCTGGATACCGTTTCGGCCCAATCACCAGACTTTTCACTTATCGCGTTACGGAAAAATGGACGAGGCGGTTGGTTATTGATTGGGTTTCCATACTCATCGATTGCCGCAACCATTGCCACGCTCGTTCCGTCTGGATAGGTGGATCCATCAATAAATCCAGCCTTCACCTGTTTGGATGAAAGCTGCTTTTCAATGTTGTTCAGGAAATCAGATATCTTCCCGGCCATAATCAACTCCCCGGATAGTAGTTAGCCATGCGGTATACCTTCGTTGCCTGCCAGTAATCCATTCCATACGGGCTTTGCGTGTACCACATGTAACGGAATTCAACCACGCCAGCCTCCGAAGAGACCGAGACAGAACCCTCCGAAGCCGACGACAACCGACCTACCATGCCGGAGCCACCGTTACCCTTGTCATCCCCGAATCTCATGTATGCCAAATGAGCCATAAGCAGATAGAGCAAGCGCTCTCGCTTTGTGACGTCAATGACAAGTGAATATTCGGTGTTGTTCAGGTAATCAGTGGCCTGGTCGAACAGGAATGGCAGGAGATCGTCAGCTATATTAGAGAACTCAGGGAACATGGCGCGGAACTTGGGGATATCAAGTGCCACGATTGCCATGGGTTACTCCTCTTTGTCGGGCTTCGTCTGCTGTTTTTTCGGTTCAAGCTGCTCCATGCCGGTTTTCTGGCCTGACAGCTCTTTCGAGGCATCTGCTGCTGACTTCTCGTCGGTAACCGCAAACACCACGCCGTTTTTGATTAATGGCTGATCTGCGAAGGTCTTTGCAAAACCCTCCCACAAATCAGATGGCACTTCACGAGTGATGCCGAATCCGTTGATCAGCATGGAGTCATTGACGCCAGCCAGCTTCATTTTCTGGCCGCCATGGCTGATTACCAGACCGGATGGCAGTTTGCAGCCGATGATATAAGTTGATGCTTTAGCCATTTCTTATGCTCCCAGCATTTGTGCGAATAAGAATGGCTGCGTGATTACCGCGCCGTAAGTGGTGCCAGAGTATTTCTGGCTGTAGGAAGACTCACGGGTTACCAGCGGATGGGCGCGGAGCTTCTCGCTGTAGGCCATGAAGCCAACTTCCTGACCCTGAGCAGTCTCAACAAACATCTGAATTAGTTCACCAGCAGCAGTGCTGTACTGAGGTGCAGTTTCGATGCGCATGTTCGGGAACGCTTTCTTCAGCATGTCTTCCAGAGAGGTAGCGAAGATTTCATTCGCAGACTTCAGGTTAACGCTGAGCTTGTTGGACATGACCAGCACGAGATTAGAGGACATGTCTACACCGTCGCCAACAATACCGTTGGTACGAGCAACCAAGTCTCCGTACAACGCCAGAATGTCGTTGTACTTATCAACAACCTGCTTTGCACTCCACAGTACATTACCGCCGACGGTGATCGGAGTGATTGGAGCAGGAAGAGCCGGGTCATTCAGCAGACCGTAGTTGCGCAGACCGGCAACACCGTAGAAGTAGAACTTGTTCTGATCCTGATCTAAAACATTCACAGCGGCGCGTTGTTTCTTGGCCGCATAAGGCAGCATGGCCAGCCCATAGCGTTCCTGCTCCAGCTCACCATACGTCACCATGGTCTGGTAGCGATAAACGTCACGATGTTCCCAGGAAGGTGTTACCTGCACAGCACCCTGGTTGCTGTAGTCGTCATACGCCACAGTGTCGCCAGTTTCTTCGATACGCTGGATCATGAAGCTATCTTGCGCCCATGATCCGCGCTTCTCTTCTCGACCGAGAATCGCTACCGCTCTGTTAGGAGTGAACAGCGTTTCGACAATGGTCGGGTCGATAAAAGTTGAAACGATGGCAGGAATACCGCCGTTAGGTGCCAGCGATGGCTGCGGGTCGGCGTCCATAGCCAGGCGAGTTACCGACGCCGGGAAGGTGATACCCTGCGCGCTGGCAACCTGCATAAAGTCTTTGATTGATGGTTGTGCCATTACGCTTTGCTCCAGGAAGAAATAATTACCAGATCGCCAACTGCTGCGCCCTGAGATACATACCAGTCTGTTTCTACGAAACCGGTAACGGTAGCGCCTGCTTCGCCAGTAGCGATAGCGCCGGTAGTGATGCTTGCAAACACCTTCTGGCCAACGGTTGCCACAGTTGATGATTCAACCCAAAAATCACCGCCAACTTTTGGTGAAATTTCAACGCCGCCACGAATCAGCATGCTTGCGCTCTGGCCGTAACCGATGATTGCTTGTGCCAAGTTCTGGATAAAGCCAACCGGTTTTGAGTCGGCACCTGGCGCTACGTTGGTAACGATTTTCGGGTCGGTCGCATCGCGGAACACGAAGGTCGCAATGGTTACGCCAGCGGCAGTTGCTTTAAACGCGCCCGGGCCACCAGCGGCTGCGATAATCGGTGAGGTTGATGCAGGGTGACCAACCTGGCCTACGCCGCGATAAATACCTACGTTTTCTTGAAATGCCATTATGCTTTACCCCCACGGATCATTTTCAGTACTTCGGATTTTGTGTCGCCTGTCAGGTGATGAGGTGCGGAGTCTTGTGCCAGCGAAGGAGCTTTAGCCAGCGCATTAAAGACAGAGCGCAGCGCACCTTCTGGCAGTGTTGCGTGGTCATCACAGCCCATTTGCTTCAGAGCGGTGCGATACACGTCTTCAGCGCTGTCACACGCCAAATCACCCACTACCGGACGCACATCACGCTCAGCCTGACGCAGAGCGGCAGCTCTGGCCTCTACAGCTTTGATAGCAGAGTCCATAGCCAGCTTGTGGTCGTTTGCCATCTTCTCTTTCTCTTTTTTGTCGGCCTCTTCGTCTTCGGCCTTTTTTGCTTTCTCTTTTTCGTCATCATCGCTGTCTTCCGCGCGATCACGTTTGCGGTCTTTGTTTTCACGCTCTTCACGCTCTTTCAGTTCGCGTTCTTCGCGTCTCAGTCGCTCAGCTTCGGACTCGTTATCTTTCTCGGCCTGAGTGGCCTCGTCTTTGATAACCGCATCCACTTTCTTTTCTACGTCTTCAGGCTTCTCATCGTTCGCCAGGTACGGCTTGATGGCTGCCATCAGCTTATCTTTCAGTGTCATTAGAATGTTTCCTGTTGGTTTGGAGTCATAAACAAACACGTCGGGGCCAGCCCGACCACTTGGCACTATTGCCACGTGATTACAAACGATGTCGCGCATAACTCCATCGTATGCCTCGCCCTCGTACACGCCCGGAGTAAGGTCCAGCCGGTAGCGGTAGGAAGATGAAATCTCTTTCTGTCTCTCAGTCTCTACGCCCATGATGGAATCGAGGTCGTGAATCCCCATAGAGTTGTAGAGATATGGCGGGTCAAATTTGGCGTCGGTACCGGTTGAGCCGACAATTGACTCTTTCGGTGGGTTGACGACGGTGAATGGCAGGTGCTTATTAAGCACTGGCTTGTTGTTGAATGTCGGTGCGGCCTTGCGTAGCTCTTCTGGGTCGCGCAGCAGGCGGTAAGCTTTATTTGGGTCAAGACCTAGCGCCTCTGTGTCAGGAATCTCCTTCCCGTAGTACACGCACACATTGGCCTTGCTGATTGGCGTTAGCGCAACATGCATCATCCCGTCAGCGTCGTAAGTGCGAACACTTTCCCGGTCAAAGGCAAACTTCACGTCTTTCATACTTTTACCTTTCTTCAGGCAATAAAAAAGGCCACCTAAGTGACCTTGTGTTGTTGGTTAAATCAGAATGGCAATACCGGTTTCCAAACGCACCCGCAGTTCGGGAGTTGACCAGGCATGATGTACTCACCATCAATCAGGCAGCCTTCGGATAGCTTGAACCGCTTGCGCTCTTTGCCGGCTTTAACGTGACTCTTTCGAGGTGCATGTCCGCCGCCACTGTGAACCCATTCACCCTCAACTATTCCTGCCGCTTGTTGCCTTGCTGATGACAGGGCGCTGGTAGCCTTGCGTGTTTGGTCGCGGGCAATAAACTCTGCCCTGCGCCGGGTAATACCATGTCGCTTGCCGAAATTAGCCTCAATCTCATCAGCTAATCCCTTACGGTCACCACCTCGCGCTACTGCCCGATACACCATACCCTCTACTTCGGTGAAGTATTTCTCCGGGATTGAGCGAATCAGCGACACGTTTTCGGCAATAATGGCATCAACCTTTTCGGTCATCGCCGGAGCCCACTGCATGTTGATTGTTAGCGATTCTTTACGGGCTGATGCTAGCAATCCCCGATCAACCGCTGACTCTGTTTTCTTCACTAGGTCATCAGATATCGGAAATGCCTTGTTGATGAATCGATCCACCCACTTCCTTGCCAGCGCATCGAGAGCACGCTTGACCAGTTGCACCGGGTTGGCATCCATAGCCAGAGCGGTATCTTCTGCCAGAGGGTTATCGCGGATAATCTTCAACACTTTCCGCTTAACGTCATCATTCATCTCGCGGATTTCAGCCAGCAACTCCCGCTGATACCACTTGATATTACCGGCGTTATAGTTGACCGGCCTCAGTCTCTTCGTTTGCTTCCGGCTCATAGTCACCATCCAGAGTTTCGAAACCGGCGTTTTCAATGCCTTTCAGTGCTTCACGTGCTTCTTCAGAGCTAACCAACTGGCTATCCGCTGCCACTGCCACGGTTTCAACGCGCAGTTTGGCGATTTCAGCGCGTTCTTTCTCGCTGATTTCGTCCAGAGGTCGGAACTCAAAGTAGATGTTGTCATTGATAGCGCCGAATTCTGACAACTGGATGATCTTGAAGATGTTCTCCAGCGGTCGGCGCATCTCACCATCCTGATACCCGGACACCGTTTCGTGCCACGTTGCCAGCTCGGAATCACCAGAAGCGTTCAGTCCAGCGGGTGCGTTACCCAGTAGCTTGAGGTTGGTGATACGCGCTGGCATACAGAGTTGGTCCTGATAGTTCGACAGGAGGCTTGAAAGTTCACTGAGAGATGTCTGCATGTGCAACAAATTCTCTTCTTTATCGATAGCCCATATACCGAAGTTATCCTGGTACTGAGTGAACAACTTGATTCGCTTATCGAATTGACCGGGTTCCTGAAGACGTGCATCCATATCAGTTTGAAGCGCCCGCATACGCAGCGTGCGAAGAATCTTGATAACGTTCTTCTTGGCGTCTCGCCAGTCGGTAACATAATCCTCCATCAACTGCGTGAGCGACAGTCCGCCGAAGTTATACGATGGCTTAAGAATATCCGGAACAGGGCGGCTGACTATATCCATGAAGCGGGACTCGTCTACCGTATCCCCCATAACGAACCATGCCTGCGGCTTATAGAAACCATCACGAAGCGGCCAGCGGGTGTTATACAGCGCCGGATAAACCCACGTCGGGTCAACGGTGCGAATGCCTTTCAGTGAGCCTTTAGGAATCTTGCGAGAATCGAGGAATAGCGGCTTGCTAAGTTCCTCGCCGATAGCGCCAGTGTCGATGAAGATGTGCGCAACGCCAAACATTGAGTCCTGTCGCACCGCTTCGTGCATCAGGCGCTTGACGTCATACTTCTCCAACGCACGCTCCATCTCGTCGATAGCGGGGTCGTGGTCACCCTCCTTGCGACTCTTAATCTCAATCCAGTTACGCGTCATTTCGTCAGCGAATACGTTGTGCATGTTCGAATATTCGACCTGCTGAGACATTGATGCCAGCGCCGGATAGCCACGGAAGCCTGAATACTCAGTTCCAGCATACATCGCGTTGATAGCATCGTATGGCGTGGCATCCATTGCGAAGGTGGATTGCTCTTTCTCTTTCGGTATAACACCCGGCAGCGGCTCGTACGTTTTGAACTCTGCCATCGGTGCCGCATCGTTAGCAACCGAAGCGCTATCAAGATGCGCCTGAGTTATCTTCACCACTTCCCGCTTAGGAGGTTGTGCAACTGGTGCAGCCTTGCGTCTTGTCATTGCAGTATCTCGTCAGGAATGTGGAATGGTTTGTGCGCTGGAGCAAATGCCATGATTAGCGAGTCCGCCATATTTGGTGACGGTATTCCGCGCTTCTTCATGTCTTTTTTGCTCTCAACTTTCACTCGACCGTTATTGTCGTAGTCAACCCATGGTCGGGACAATTCAGCCTTGAGATATTCAAGCTGTTTAATGCCGGAACTGAGGCTGATGAGTTGATCGTCAGAAAATTGTTTGATGAATTCTTTATCGGTCGGGTTGGCTTCGAGGTGCTTGACCACGCGCCAAGTATTGAAGAAGCGATCACGTACTCCCCACCACGCCTGAGCCTTGATGTTGGAGAACATGTCTTTATTAGTCTTCCCGTCAGCATATTTGGCATCGGGCTTGAACACTGATTCGCCAGCATTGAAACCGGTCGTGGGTATTCTGCACACTCGCTTCAAATGAGCCTTTACGCCTGCGCCGACACCGATGGAGTCGTAAACTATCTCACTGGCTTTGATCTCTTCTGCGTAGTTCTTAACGCGGTCTGCAGACGTGATAACGTCGCCTTTGTGCCATTGCTGGCAATCCATGACAACGGAGCCATGCGCCAGTGTGGTGGCGTTGCTGTCCTCACCTTCATCTGCGACATCGAAGCCGACGCGCTTACGTCCAGAAGGTGTGAATCCGATAAGTTTGTGTGCATCTACGGCAGCGGCGATCCACGACGGCTTAATAATTGCCATGTCACTGTCTGCAACCGGTTCACCTTCCCATATGTGCAGATAGAGGTCGTAGTCGCGCTCTTTGCACTCTGCCATTTGCGCAGGAAGAGGTGAGTCGTGAAAGTGTGGGTTGTTGTTGTAGTTAGCCTTTAGAACGATTGCGCCTGAAGGTGGTCGAACGATGAAGCGTTGATACGTGTCGTCCAGGATGTTCTTCGGGTTAAAGCTAACCCAAATCTCAGAGTGCTTGTCGCCACGAATCGAGGGGATCAACACATCCCATGAGTCCTTCGTTACAGCTTCAGCTTCTTCCACCCAGCATATGCCTACGCCTTGGATGGATTTAATCTTTGTTACGTTATTCTTGATACCAGAAAAAACAAAGCTTGCCCCGGTGGCTAGATGCACGATTGTGTTTTTCTGGATTTCGAACTCAGACGAATAACCAAGGCGATCAATAGTCTCGCAAAGCAACTTATGAACCGAGTCGCTTATTGACCCTTGAAACTCGCGGGTGCAGAGAATAACGGTATTTATGCGCCGCGCTACTTCAACAGCTAGCTCTGCGAAAAAATATGACTTACCACTACCACGTCCACCGTAAGCGATTTTATAGGGTGCGCTCTCAGCGAATGGCCTGAAATGTGGATTAGCCATCGAAAATGTCCTTGATAGATTTGTGCTCGACTTTAATTCCGCCGTGCAACTCAACAATTACTTTATCCAAGCCAGTCAACTTAGCCTTGCCCATGGTTGCGGCTACGGCTGCTGATGATTGCGGGGTTTCTGCTGTTAATGCAGACTGCCTAGCCTCTTCAAGCTCTTTAATCAGGGAATCTATGGTGACGTTATGACGCTGCTTAATCTCGCCCTGCAATTCAGCTATCCTTGCCGCAATCTTGCCGTTATCCAGAAGTTCTTTGGCCTTACGGTTCACGCTCTCAGGCTTCATCTTGTCAGCAGCATACGCCGTCCGATATGCCTCAGAAGCATTACCCGTTTCGATGTATGCCTGACAGAATGTTTCTTGTTTCTGCGTCAGGCTTGCCATGGTTATTTCTCGTCTGAATACTGCGTGATAAAGGTTTCCCTAATAAGTTCGGCTCTAAACTTAGCCCCCCTGATGGATCCGGGTAGAATTTGAGTAATGTCTACCCCTGAGGCCCCCAAATCTCTTAACGCATCAAGTTCTTCATCAAGCTTCCCAAGCAGCCAATCGCTGGCCTTATCTTGAATTATTGCTGGAACGATGCGAGCAAACTCAGTTTTATCGGTCACCATCATTTCCTTACTTCAAATTTGAATCCGTGGGCTGCAATAACGCGAGATAGCAGCCTGGCTACGACTTGACGGAGTTGCTCCGTCTCGTTGTTCAACGATCGTTTTAAACGATCAATAGGCGATTATTGATCTGTACAACCAATTTCCATCCCTCTGATTTGACTGTCATTCTTTTGCAAAACAAAAAGGATGATGACTATGTGGGCTAAATTTAAAAGTTGGTACATGGCTGCAACAGTGAGCTACTCCACCCTAGCATTGGGGCTAACCTTTACAGGGCTGGCCTCTTTGGTCGGGATCGCCTATCTGATATATGAGTGCTTTTAGTTAATGGAGAGCCGTTGTGAAAGTGGCTCTCAATCGTTTAACTTGTTGATTTTCCAGCAAACGCAAAAGTGTGCACTGGATTAATCAAAGAGAAGCTTTGGCTGAGTTAGCGAAAGTATTTGTTCATACTCCAACGCCAGAAGCTTTTTCTCTTTTTTGCGGTAGTTCATTAAATTGCTGCCGATTCTTGCTTTCACTTCTGACTTAGCAACCTTTAGCGCGTGTCGGTGTTGAGCTTCCTCGCCGACTTCCTGCCATCTGCTTAGTTGTTCCGCCATCCAGTTAAATGCCTGGATGTATCGAATCTTTATCAGCATTACCGCGCTACCAGTGAACCCCATCACTACAAGCATGTATCCGTCTTTTGATAGTTTAAACATTGGCTGCACTTCACCATTTTTATCAATGAAATCAGCAGGCTCAAAATTGAGCCGGGCAAAATCACTAGGGCACTCACTGATTGTTTGTCTTATTTTTCTCAATACGTTCTTATGATTTTTACCAAAGTAGTTTGCGATCTTCTGGCTTGTGGTAAAAACCTTGCCTTGTACTGTCGTCACCATTTTGGTGAAGTCAGACTCAGGGAGGATTGTCATTTCTTTCATGCGTTTTACCTTTACTTTGAAATGAACCTTTGCCGCATAGGAAATCAGCCCGTCGAGGCTCGCCAGCTCTAACTGACTCCTCAAAGGCTCATTCCAAAGGGTTTGGATTCGACGTGGTTATGTGCGCATTGCGGTGCGCTGGATTTACTGCATAAAAAAAGCCCGACATAAGTCGAGCTTAATTTTCTGGTTCGCAGTCTTCGCCATGTATCTCTACGTTGCTACACCGCTTGCTGTCATTACAGCCATTAAGATTTGGACCACACTCCTTGCGGGGTTGAACAATTCTACTTAGCTAGGCACACGTTAGTGATGTAGTCCTGTAAGCCGTTTATTTGGGTTGTGGCAATACCGATACGCTCTCTGAGACTGAGATAATTGCGTTCAAATTCTGCATCATATCGGGGACTGGCATCATCAGCGCTGCTGGGGGTGGTTGCGGCTTCGGGCAATCGCTTACAGCTGGCGTTGAGCTGCAACCGCTTAGCGCCAGTAGCGAGGTCAGCACGAAGGCGCTCGTTCTCAGATTTGGCATCTGCCAGCTCCTTGGTGTATTTGATGTCGATAGCAGCAACCTGCTGGCGCTGGATTAACATCGAGTCAATGGCTGACTGTCTGCTGTTGGCTATCTGGGTAATGTCAGAGACGTCACGCTGTAGCCTGGTTACTTGCCCGTGGTAATACATCAGGCCAAATAAGCAGGCGATAAGAGAAGCAGTGAGTAATGCGATTAGTTTGTTAGACACAGTTCGCGCTCCACTTCCCGGCGGTTGATTAATCCCTTCCAGACTTTCCCTCCGGCTTTATTCCAGCGCCGGAGTTCATCACAAGCGCCCTGCGTATTGCCGGCATTAAGCTTCTTCACCATTGTAGAATTTGTCATGGCCGTTATGCCGACGTTGTATCCGAATGAAGCCAGCGCAGCTTTTTGAGCATCGGACATCGGAACCTTTACGGTGCGATCGATAGCTGCGAATACCGGAGCCAAGTCCTTCTTCAGTAGGTCATCGCATTCTTTGTCGGTGTATCGCTTGCCGGGGATGATGTCGCTGCCAGTGTGTCCATCACAAACCGTGAGGACTCCAACCACATCACGGTAAGGAACATACTCGCGCCCTTCCAGTCCGTCATGCCCACCAACCAGAGCAACAGCAAGTGCCATAGCACCACCGGCGGATGCAGCCAATAATTTCTTACGAAGAGCTGGAGACATTGGATTTCTCCCGCAACTGGAACTCCTTGCGTTTGTAGTGCCAGTTCACGCCAAAGGTTCCGATAGTGCAGACAATACCAATGATGATTGCCCACTCGTTTAATGACAGCGCACCGAAAGCTGCGGTTATCCCGCCAAGCCAGTAGGATGAGCCGCTAGAATATTTATCCATTCGCATAGTCTCCCCCTCCCGATCGGGCTGGGCATGTGTGTCTTGCTGTTGTGTAGGGAATAGCCCGCCGCCGTGGCCCATTCAGGCACGTTGTGTTTTTGAGGGTGATTGGCACTGGCGGCGAGCTAAATAAAAAAGGCCCACCGAAGTGAGCCTTAAAATTTTATGCCGACTAGCTAATTAACTTGAGATCGGCTTTGCGTTGCTGCTTTTGTTCCTGATAGAAGTTTTCGTGCGAACCTAAACTTAATAAGTAAAGTTCGATTTTATCTTCTATCCAGCTATATCCAAGCAAAGTAAGCTGGTTATTAAGCTGAAACTTATGGACGCGGAGATAGCTGAGATCCCCCTTTTTCTGCTCACCTATGATGGGGTTTTTGATAATCTTTTCGATTTCATCTTCCACCACCGCCAAGTGAGCCTCTGGTAGCTTTGCTAATGCCTTTGAGAATCGACGGGTTTCATAAACGTCAATCTCACTTCCGTGCTGTTCTTCTGACATAGCGCGTAACCTTGTGGTTATCGACCTCGCTTTGCGCCAGTAGAGATTCAAGAATAAAACTGTAAGGCAAGTCAGGGTTATCTTCGGCTATACGCCCTATCTTTGCCCAATGCTCAATCTGCTTTGGAACACTGCGACTTGCAGCATCAGCATGAACCTTTACGTCGCTAACAAAGTCGTCGTCTAAACGAATACTGGTAGCCATTGCGTGTGCCTCTTCGGATTTTGTATTTCATGTGAGGAGAATCACATACGCTTGCGATAGCGCACAGATAGAATGCAACAATATGTCGCAATATACAATCTTTAATTGCTCTCTTCACCACATTCGGCTGGATACTGTTTCACAACGATTGGATTAACCAATCCAGTACCCATGCGAATGTAGAAATGCAAAAAGCCCCGGCGGTAACCGAGGCTTCTAATTCTTATTTACCAACTCAACGGATGCAATTACCACCGTTAGAGATGAATCTAGTCCATTTTTCCGGTAAATGCAAGACTTTGTTTTTATAATGTCGCCATCCGTGGCAATCATGCTCCTATCGTGTTCTATCGGGTTACTTTTGCAAGCATTAAATCAGCCACGCCCTCTTCCATTAGGCATTTCGTTACCAGCAGCTCATAGAGCGGCTTAAAACTCTCGTAGCATGTGCTGGATGCCAGTTCAGGAAGGTGCTCTCTAATAGCCTCGTAGACGTCAGAAAACTTAAGCCGCGAATATCCACGGCCTGAACATTTCCCACAGTTCTTATAAACCGGTATCCCCTGTTGTTCTGATTTCTCTTTGTCCACCACAGTGCCTTTCCCATTACACCGGCATGAGTTGGAAACCACGCCTTTTCCACCGCACGGTTTACATAGCAATTTTACTTTTTCACGCAGATCCCTATGGACTTCATACTCAGAAGGCCGGAATCCCTCAATTCCAAAGCTAATGGAGCCTTTAACGATCTCCCTGTTGAATAGTGGCATTGACGTTTTAGTCGTGAACACCTCAGACTCAGTAAACCCCTCCCCCTTGCAACACTCACATTCACGAACGCTTGCCGCACTCCGCGCATAATCTGCAAACGCATATCTTGCGAGTGTTTGCACGACGCTTTGTTTAATATCCTCATCGAGCTTAGAGATTACCTTGTACTTAACGGATTCTTTCAGCGCATATTGAGTGAGACTTTCCACGGCGCGATGCGGATTACTGATCCCCTGCTTTGCCAAGAACAATTCCAGCCCGAAGCCGCTTTTAAGGTCTGCCAACCCTAAAGCTGCCATGATATCGGTGCCGGTAAGTGAATCAGAAGCTGTTGCCCGTGGAGAGTCGCTAATCATTGTGGATTTAGCGAAGAAGTGTTTCGTTATTGATTCCAGTCTCATGCTGCCCTCTGCTCATCAGTATTAACCATGCCGAATCTGTCTTGCTTCGTTGTGTAGAGCGCCTGCATTCCTTTACCCCACCCCCTTCTAACATGCATGATCCCACCAGGGCGCTGAATGACTGCGTGGCAATGGCCCGTAGTCGCCTTCATGAATCTGGCTTCATCTATCGCTGAGTTGATATCAGTAAACATTTAGGCTGCCTCCTGAAGTTTTTTAAGGGCTTTGGTCTTGGCTTTGTACACATTACGGATGCGGATATAGTCATCACGCCGGTAGTTCGTCATTTCATGGGGGCCATCTAGCCAGTCAACTAACTCCTGCCCAAACAAGCCAATCAGATTAGCCCTGTATTGCCGCCCAACAGTCTCAGCTTTAGCGCCGTATTTGGCTGAACCGGCATTACATGATTTGCACTGGCGATAGGCGTTAGCCTCAACAAATCGCAACTCAGGAAAACCGCCGACGGTTTTAAAATGTCCACAATCCCAGCGACCACCGTGTAAATTTGGCGGGTTTGTTTCGCCACAACTAATGCATGGCTGGTCATAATCGCGGGTTCGGATGTATTCGTTGAATGCTTGCTGGGCTAAGCTTTTGAAGTGATTGTCTGGCTTGAGTGCTAACTTGCGGATTTTGAGGCTGCGCCTTTCGGCTTGGACATCTTTTTGTTTCTGCTTATCCTCCTTCTGTAATCGATTTTTACGGGCTTTTAATGCTAACTGCTTTATGTGCTCATCTTTGTGTTCCTCACTACACCACCACTCGTATATCGCGGCTGGCTTAAATCTCTCGTTGCATACCTTACAATTTCGATGCTTCGGGAGCTTGGCTATCATTCCCGGCCTCCTCTGGTTCGCTATAGTGGCCCTCAATTGCCAGTGCCAATCTCTTTAGCCAGTCAGCCAGTTTTAGCGCTGCCGCCTTCTCAGTCTCCATGTAAGGGAATTCGGTAATTACCGCTTCAGCTTTGTAGCCGAAGGTGTTGCCGTAAATAACCATTTCTTGCTCTAAAATTGTTTTTGCTGAATGTCTAACGAAATACCGACTTTCTGATGCTTGCTTGTCTCTGTCTTTTTTGAAGGAAATTAAATCAACGGTAGTGCGGGAGTCATCCTGTAATTTCTTAACTAAATCTCTAAAGCTGCTCATTCTTTTTTCTCCTTCGCTGCTTTATCAACGCATTTCTGATGAGCGTATGTTTCACCCTTGTTAAGCATCAGGAAGCAGAAGATACATATTGATTGGGGGAGTTCAGACATGGCTAACCTCCGGCTTTGGCAATCCATCGTAAACTTCAGATAAGTGACCTCTGATTTGCATTCTTCTCAGGGCGCTATACATGTAATCGCATTCAGCCTGTTTATTCGCCTTGAATGGCTTCGATGCTTTAGAGCACCACAGAGCATTACCGGGCCAGCCGTGCACCTTGTACACTCGACCATTCTTTACATGCAGTAACCCCCATCCTGACGGCACATCATCAGTGCAGATAATTCCCGGCTCGCAAATAAAGAATCGCCAGTCACCCATGCCTAGTTCTGGATCAATTCGGAATCGTTTTTTCTTGTCTGCCAAAAAGTCAGAGCGTGAGCACTTAGCTTCAATCAGACATGACGCCAGATTTCGGAAGCCTATCGCGTCTGGCTGCTCCCCAGTAGAAACAGCAGCAACAAAGCGATCATGGAATGCAACTTTGAATCCGTTGTTCCTGAGAAACTTTTCAGCTATCAGGCATAGCTCATCGTGAGTTAATGGCTGTTCACTCATCGCGTTCTCCTTACTCTGTCGAATTTTGCGCGCAGCAATACCGGTACCGGGTCATAGGTCGGCATCTGGCTGGCGGGGATTGGGGGTTTAGGTTTGGTTCGGGAGGTCTTGCGGAAGATAAGATTGTCTATGGCGAAAACTATGCTGCTTTGCCTTTGTCGCATGGCGTATTTCCCCACCGGTTAGCCCACTCGATAGCAAGCCGTGACTCATCGCTGAACTTAACGCCGTGCGTAGCGCCAAAAGCATTCATCAGTTCTATCAGGTCGCGCAGCTCGCCAACCGTCATGCGGCTGGTTGACTGCCCCAGCACCACAAGGCCGCCCTCAAGCCCTGGCGCGGTACGCTGGCCTTTCAATGACGCGGTGAATATGTGCTTCCAGTCCTCACTGCTAAGTTTCTGTCCGTGCCATTCAACCTGTATAGCGATATCGCCCAAAGTAGCCCAGAGTTTGGCATTCTGGTCTAATGTGCGGGTTCGCTCTTGGATTGTTATCAGGATTGGCTTGTCAGGATTAACAGGGAGTTGGCTTATAAACTGGAGGGCATTTCGCTTGTATTGATCACCGCATAATACGAAGACCTTTTTATCCATTTTCCTTCTCCGGTGCGGCGGGCAGTGGCATCCAGTGGGTAGGCTCCCATGATGCGCCAGGTATAAGCCAACCTCCTCTTGCATCTGGATGCCCCGGTATGTAAGTTGCCCATTTCATTCCACGACTACCTTTTCCATCAGGCTCACTAGCTACAAGAACACCTACTTTGCTTTCAGGCATCCGGTCACTGCACTTAATCCAACCTTCCGGTATCTCCGGAGAGTTCAACTGTGGGGCGGTGTAGAGTGGGGTTAGGTCGTAGCAACTTTCGCTATATTTTGACGCGCTATCCTTGTCTGTAAATAGAGACCGCTCTTCATCACAAAACTCTTTTTGTAAAGTTCCATAAGCAACCGGCTCGGCCTGCTTCGCTGATAGCGCTATTCGGGCTAGGGCGCGGATGTCTGCAATGTCATGGCCTGAAATCATTTTTGCTCTTGCTAACTCTTCCAGTCGTTCCACAGTGAAACTATCTAATTCTTTCATGGTTTTGGCTCCCGCTCAAAAAGCTCTATTAACGCCTTGGCATTGATTTCAGAATGATAGCGGCCTTTACATTTCACCCATTTTCTGGCGGCTTCAACAACCTGCGCTCCCCACTCGCTCTGCTTAGCTATCAGCAACAGCACATTCTCAGGCGTCGCATAATCTTGCCAAAGGTCTGAGGTGTCACCAGACTCGCGGAACATGATTTCTTCTTGAGCTGCAACTTTAAGATCGGTAATTAGTTGTTCGATTGTTCTGCCCATGGCTTTACCACTCCCGTAATTCTTTCATTCGGTTACCTCAATAGTAGAAATCAACAGTGAATTCGTGCTCACAGTCGGGGCATATAACGTCAACGTCGCGAGTTGCATTAGTGTCGCTCTCTAGTGGCTCTAAACTAGCATCACAGCGAAAGTCATCATCATCCATCATGTCAAATCGCTCCTGACACTTAGGGCACGTTACATGCAATTGGATTTCCCACTTGGCGTAAATTTTTACCAGCTCGGTACTCATTCACTCTCTCCCTTGATTCGAATGCCGGCAGTTCGGATGGCGTTGGCGCATTGTTTAACAGAATCATTTCGACAAAAATTATGCATCGCGATGTCAGAATACCCTTCATCAGGTAGAGGTGATGGCAACTCCACCACAATTATTTCACGGCTGGCTTGCCATAGTTCCCAGCGTTCTTGCTCTGCTGGCACCGTATAGCAATCTGCATATTTACCGTTGTGCATGTCTCTGGTTGGCTGCCCTGAACTAAATTTTGTTTTGTATTTATCCCGGTGCCAAGCTTCAAACTCTTCACGCGATTTAGTTATGTCCATCATTCTGTCCTCTTCGATTCGTATCTGGCGCAGGTGATAGCAGTCCAGGCAATCAGTTGTGCGCGTTTCATGTAAAGCTCCTTCAGCCGGTCAAGCCAGATAAATACCGGGCCGGTGTAGCCGTTGTGAGCAAGGCGAATATATTGCTCAATGGTTAATTCATCTTCGTGTGTCAGTTCCATCAGAAACCACCTTGTTTTTTAGTTGACCGACGCTCAGATTCAGCCGCCTTTGCTTTAGCCTGATCCTGGTTGCAGTCATAGATTGCGCCATGACGTTGCTCGACGAATACCACCCCGCCGCTGCCGTGCCGGTTAAGCCGGAGTAGTAATTCGGTGTCCTGCTGATTGGCGTTTTCGTCGTAAGCACCTTCGCGGTATATTCCCAGCCAGTAATCACAGTCTTGCTCAATCTGTCCTGTGTCGCGGGAGTCGCTTGGTTGAGGCCGCTTATTGACGCGCTTCTCTAAATCACGGTTTAGCTGAGTCAGCAGAACGACAACGCAATCAAGTTCTTTGGCGAGGTTCTTTAGCCCCTTGGTGATCATCCCGTAAGCCAGATCATTACGGTCTGCTTTTTCGGCTGACATCAGTGTGAGGTAGTCAACTAATACCATGCCTACAACACCACGTTCGCGCTTGATGCGGCGGCACTCAGAAACGATGTGAGACAGTGAAAGTCCCGGCGTATCGTCGATGTACAGATTGCCACTTCTCGCCAGCTCTAACCCTTTCGCGGATGCCAACGCAAAGCGGTTATCGTCGTACCCATCAAGATAAAAATTACTGCTGGATACTCCAGAGGCTTGGGAAATCATTCCTTCGCCAAGCTGCACATCAGGCATTTCAAGACTAAACGCCAGCGCTGGAAGGTTCTCATTCAGCGCGCAGTTGATTGCCATGCTTGAATAGAGCGTTGTCTTACCCATTTTTGGGCGGGCACCAACCACGAACAGCGAACCTTTAACAATTCGCTTAGGCTCCAGCATGGCGTCCAGTGATGCGATCCCACTGGTTAACCCAACAGCGCGCGGGTCACCGGAAAGTCGTTGTTCGACAACATCAACCCAATCTGAGAACACACTTTCGAATGTTCGCAGTCCTCTGCGGTTACCTGTCTTAGCGTGATCTGTGATCTCGGTAGATAGCGCCTGTATCGCCTCAAGCTTTTGGGTCGCCGTCATGCCGTTGTTGGCATAAAGCAACTCGGTCATCGCATTGGTTTTGGAAATGCTGTAACGGGTGATCGCCTTATCGCGTACTTCCATCGCGTAATGCACGATATTCGCCGCGCTAGGGGTGTTCTTCGATAGCTCGGCCATGTAAGCAAAGCCGCCTACAGTGCCACTAATACCCTTGTTCTCCATCTGGTTGAATAGCGTCAGAAGGTCAATAGGGATCTGCCTGCTAACCAAGTCTTTAATTTCAGAAAAAATAACTTGGTGCGGGCGGGTGTAAAACGATTCAGGTTTCAGCATGGACAGGACTTTAGCGACGTTATCACTGCC